CACCCAAAAGGAAGTATAATGACTTTCTAGCATACGTCTATGTGACCTTTGATAAAAAAATCTCATCAAGCAAGGCAGATAAGATTATAGATAAATATATAAAAATGAGGAATAGTGTCCTCAGTTACATTGTTACAAACGAAAAATCTATAATTAAACAACTGAACAAGTAATGAAGAGTTTCTTCCAATTTTTATTTGAGACTGCATCACAACAGGCCGCAAGATTGGGTCTGAAAGGTGATGGTCATGGTGGATGGTATGATAATAACGGAGAGTTTGTTGCGAAGACGGAGAAAGGATCTCTAAAGTTTTATAATAAGAGACAGAGAGTAGGACAACAGGATCCTCCATCAACCGATAAAGAAAAGAAACTTTCACAAACAACATACGAAAAGCAACCGGCACAAGAACCGACTCAACAAAAAGCAGCAGCACCAGAACAACCTGCCGCACAAGATGCTCCTGCACAAGAAGGACCACCACCAGTAGAAAAAACGAAGGGAACACTGACAGTTACATTTGGTCGTTTTAATCCACCAACAACAGGACACGAAAAATTATTAGATAAGGTTGCCGCAAGTTCTGATGAAGGTGATTATATTATTGTACCTTCACGCAGTCAGAATAAGAAAAAAAATCCATTAGATCCTGATACAAAGGTTTCAGTAATGAGACAGATGTATCCGACTCATAGTGAGAAGATTGTAAATGATCCTGCGAATAGAACAATTTTTGATGTTCTGAAGAAGGCACATAATGATGGATATACAAATGTAAGAATTGTTGGTGGTGGGGATAGAGTTCAGGAATTTGAGAGATTATCGAATGATTATAACGGAAAACTTTATGCCTTTGATAATGTAGAGGTTCTTTCTGCTGGAGATAGAGATCCTGATGCAGAAGGAACAGAAGGAATGTCTGCATCAAAGCAAAGAAAGGCAGCAGCAGAAGGAGATTTTGCAGCATTCCGTAAAGGTGTTCCTTCTACGATGAATAATAAGCAAACAAAAGACCTTTATAATACTCTTCGTGCTGCGATGCAAATCAAAGAAGGATGGAATATGTGGGAGATTGCTCCTAAGTTTGATTGGAAAAGTCTTCGTGAAAACTTTATCAAGAATAAAGTTTATGCCGTTGGTAGCATAGTAGAAAATCTTAATACAGGATTAGTTGGTAAGATTATTCGTCGTGGAACTAACTACCTGATTTGTGTCACCGAAGATAATATTATGTTTAAGTCTTGGATTAAAGATGTATCCGAATCAGTAACTAATAGTAATGCACCTTCTGGTGTTCCTGCCGATCAAAGACTTGTAGGAACTGATGCTCATAGAAAGTATGTGGAGAAAATGGTTCCCGGAAGTGAATGGGGCAAACAATTTATAAATAAATATAGAAAAAAGTAAGAGTTATTAGATTTTCCAATGAGTAACCATATTTTTGAAGAAGGACCTCGTAGAGGTCATGCTGCCGGAAATTCGAGTATTGAGCAACAAGCATCTCAACTCACTTCTGATATCAAATATAAGGCAAGACAAAAAATGAAAGGAACTTCGGGATCTAATATGAGTCCCGGACAAGTTCAGCAACTTTATAGGCAACTTCTTGGATCTTCTACTGCTCCTGGTGGAGTCAAGGCAATTGTGAAGAAGAAATTATTTAAAGAACAGATTGATACTGGTGTTGTTCCTGTATCTGAACATGTAAAAGACTCTTCGTCTTATGTTTATTCTAGAGTTTTTTCTGAGGCAGAAGAAAGAAAATTTGTAGTAAGAGTTACAGATAGAGAAACTGGTAACACATCATATAGAAAAGCAGATCGTGCTAAGATCTCAGAACTGAGAGCAAATAAGAATATTTCTTCTGTTGAGATTACTGGACGTAAAGAAGTTGATGATGCTTATAAGGGTGATCCAAAACCAAATTATGGTGGTAAGAAGGCAAAGAAAGATTATGATGGTGATGGTAAGATAGAATCTGGGACCGCAGAATATATGGGTTCTAGAGACAAAGCCATTAAAAAGTCGATGGCAAAAGAAGAGTATATTGATGAGGCACCTTATCAAGTAATGGGTTCTCCTGATGGAAAAAAAGAGAAAAAGATTGGTAAACCAGTAAAGAGTAGAAAGTATGCTGATTCAAGAGCAGCAGAACTTGCTGATACTCACAAGACAACTGGTGGTCAGTATCGTTCTAAGTATGTTGAAGAAGTCATCTATGAGAAAGATGATAATGGTGAGAAAAAACTTGATGTAATGAAGAAGGGGAAGAATAATGTAAAGATTAATCCAAGTCTTGGTGAGAGTATTCGTGCCGAACTTGATTTACTGAAGGCACAAAAAATTGCCGAACAGGATGCTTCTATGAAGCAGCAAGATGATGAAAAGAAGAAAGAGCAACTTGCCGCACAGCAGGGTAAGAAAGATAAGATGATGAAGATGAGAATTCTTCAGAATAAAATGAGAGCAGTTAGAGGTGGTGCAGAAATCGCAGCATCTCATAAATTGGAAGGTGATACTATTGTTGAAGGTGAAGGCATGATGCGTTATTGTCCAAAGTGTGATAAGGATGAGACGAGAGATGAGTGTAAGTATGGTGGAGAATACTGGGATGAAAACTCCAAACCTGCAAAGAATGAAGAAGATCCAAGATCAATGCCTACTAAAATTAATCTTGCCAAGAACAAGTTGAGAGCAATGGGTCTTAAGATGTCTTATGATATGGAAGGTGATATGGTTGAAGAAACCGAAGATTCACTGAAGGATCGACAATTAGAACGTGGTGGTATGGGTGCTAGAAGGAGACCCCAAAAACCAATTAGTAACACACCCAATACATTTGGTAAGAAGAAACCTGCAGGTGGTCCATCTGCACTTGAAAGAGTAAAGGCAAGCATCACTGCCAAGTATGGTCAGGGTGCTATTATGGATACTAAGAAAAAGTAATGCCTGCAGTATCACAAAAACAACAGAAGTTCTTTGGAATAGTTCGTGCCATTCAAAAAGGAGAAATGGCACCTACGACTCCTGAGACTGCGAAGGCAGCTGCTGATATGAACAACAGTGATGTAAAGGATTTTGCATCAACCAAACATAAAGGTCTTCCTGAGAAGAAAAAAGTTCAGGAAAAAATAGACTATGCCGATACTAAGCAAATGAAAAAATTTGCCGATGAAAAGAAAAAGTTTGCCAAGTCAGATCAAAGAATGAAGTTTGGTAAATTTTACGATAAGGCTAAAGAAGCAAAAGATAGATTGCGTCCTGGTGAAGTTAAAAAGTTAGTTAATGGTAAGTGGGTATCAAATAAAGATTAAATCTGCTATATAGTTTAGACTTCTGGTTTAAACCATGTTAGCATTTTTACTTCCACTAGCATCAAAAATTATTGGTGATGCAGTTTCTAAAGTTCCTGATAATGAGGAACTGGGTGAGAAACTTGTAGAGATTTGTCTTGTCATTCTTTCTAAAGCAGTTAAGTTAACCAAAACTGATATGGATGATCAACTTCTTGAAGTAGTTTCAAATGCTATTAAAGCAAGAGAAACTGAATAATATAAATATCATTATAAAAAGAATTATAAGGTAATAGAAACATGTCACTTTGGGGTAATAAAGATTTAGTATATGATGCTGGAACAATTGCGGTCAATTTGACTTCTAAAATTGCAACTGGTGCAGTTGGTGTTGTCACATTTACTACTTCTGGTATTAGTACTGGAGATGTTATAACTGTTGGTACTGGAGCAACCTATGGTTATGCAGTCGTAAGTGGATTTACATCTACAACAATTTCTATTGCAGATACTGCTAATTTTGTTTCTGGATTAACAACAGTTCCTGCAGGAACCACATATTTTGTATCACAAGAACCAATTTACACACTTGGTGATTCTACTTATGATGCACCAGAATCAAAGACAACTGGTTTCTCCACAAGTCCAGTATTCACTGGAGTATTTGGAATAGATGAAATTGAAGCAGGAATTGCTGCAACAACAGCATATGCTGTTGCTCATTCTGGTTGGGTTGGAATCACATCTTACATTGATATGCACGGAAACTTGAGAGTCAAATCTGAGGTATTAGTTGCTGGTGGAATCTTAACCACATCTGATGCTCCAGATGACGGTCCTTTCCCAGATAGTTGATAATGTAGTATGAGATTTGAAGAGTTGAATGAGAGTAATTATTTACTCTTTGCTATAAAATTCTATAATAATCCCCAGGCAGTCACGAAAGATGACTTTGAAGATGACTTAAAAAGAATTAAGTACATCAAGAGATTATTGAAAAGATATAAAAACACTGGGGAATTAAAAACTCATCTCATATTAAATCATCTAACAGTCTTGTTTAATGTTTTTGATGATGCTACAGTTCCTTTATTATTCTATAATCTTGAAGATGATCTTTGGGCATGTATAAAAAGTTTTTTTGTATTTTTAAATAGGATACCCGAATATCCTAAAACTATAATAAGTGAAATTGAAACAGATAATTATTGCTTAGAACAATTAAAAGAACTCTAATGAATATTGATAGGGTTATTTCTAAAATTAGAAACCTAAAAGAAACACCTACTAATAATATTAGTGGTGGAGATATTGGAACGTATGATAAGTTTCTATTTCCTCCTTCTGAAGATTTACTATCGCAAGATTATCAGACACCCGGAGAATCTGGTCAGGCAAAGTGGAGATTTTCTGATGTCTATCCAGTCCAAAAGTTATCATTATCAGATATAGATAATATGGTAGATGCTTCAAAGGAGTTTACTAACGTTATGGACGATAGAAGATTATCAAATATAATGAATATGGCCCGATCTATTAGAGAAGAAGCAATTGCTAATTCTGTTGGAGATGGTAGTGGTGTTGCAGGATTGACTGGAGAACCTCCTGTGAATTTGAAAAAGAAAAAGAGACCTACTATTATCGCCAGAGGTTTGATGCCTGGAGCAAGAAAACGATGGAGTGGTGGAGAAATCTAATGCTTTCTAACAACTCAAAAGTTGCTGTATTAGAATCAAAACTTGATATGTATGAGGAACTCTCAAGAGAGATGCTTTCCAAATTAGAATCTGCAGTAGAAAAAATATCTGAAGGGAATAATCGTATTGCTCAAATTCTGACGAAGCACGATGAAAGAATTGAGCAAAGTATGAAGACTGATGGTTTGATTATTAAGATGATTGACGAATTAAAAGATACGGAAGAAAAAAATAGTAGAATTCTACACGAAAGAATAGATAAAATACAGGTAGAGATAAAAGCATTTTCAAAGTTTAGATGGCAGGTAGGAGGAGTTCTAGTGGTCTCTGCACTGCTCATAGGTGCCGGTAGTAGAATTGCACCTTTGTTCTTGACTCAGACCCCACAGCAGGTTATAATAGATCCAGTAAGGTAGTGTCCATACATAATGGATTTAGTTGACTCCAAGTATATTGGACTGGTATCTTCTCGTCTCCAGAAGTTTAAGAGAGTTAAGGATAATCTCTACAACTTTCGTTGTCCTATTTGTGGTGACTCGCAGAAGAATAAGAATAAGACACGGGGATATATCTATCAAGTAAAGAATAATACTAACTTCAAGTGCCATAATTGTGGTGCAAGTATGTCTTTCAATAATTTACTAAAGGAGATTGATGTAAATCTTCATAAGCAATATACTCTTGAGAAGTTTAAGGAAGGTCATACTGGTAGAAACTTTGTTGTGGAAGCACCAAAGTTTGAATTTGTAAAACCAGTATTTAAGAAATCTATTGATCTTCCAAAGGCATCTACAAATTCTTTTGCTAGTGAATATCTAACAAAACGTAAGATAGATCCAGATAAGTTTTATTATGCTGATAAGTTCATGGAATGGACGAATACGCAAAAACAAACTTTCGACACCATCAAGAAGGATGAGAGTCGCATCGTGATACCAATGTATGATGAGAATAAAAATCTCATTGGATTTCAGGGAAGAGCACTGGGAAAATCATTCACTAAATATATCACTGTGATGTTGGATGAGGAAGCACCGAAGGTTTATGGACTTGAAAGTATCAATAAAAAATTATCTATCTATGTGGTCGAAGGACCCTTTGACAGCACTTTCATCACTAATAGTGTCGCTTTGTGTGGTAGTGATGGTGACTTGGGTTATCTTAAGGGAAGCAACATTATTTTTGTTTACGATAACGAACCCCGCAATAGAGAAATTGTTAGAAGGGTTGAAGGATGTATCGATAGAAATGAAAAAGTCGTCATCTGGCCAAATAACATAGTTGATAAAGATATCAATGACATGGTTCTTTCTGGACATGATGTCATGTCTGTGGTAGAATTGAATACCTATTCAGGACTAGAAGCAAAAATTAAATTTAACAATTGGAAAAAGATATGACCAACGGAACAAAGGTAACTAAAAGAAATGGAAATAGTGAACCTCTCGACTTAAATAAACTACATGTAATGGTAGAAGAGGCATGTAAAGATCTTGCTGGTGTATCTGCAAGTCAGGTTGAGATTCAATCTGGTATTCAGTTTTATGATGGTATTACAACAGATGAGATTCAGGAGATTCTAATTCGTTCTGCATCAGACTTAGTAAGTTTAGATAATCCTAACTATCAGTTTGTTGCCGCACGTCTTCTTTTGTTTGCCGTTCGTAAACAACTGTATGGTCGTATGCACGAAACACCAACAGTAAAAGAGCAAGTTGAGCAATGTGTTGCTAAAGAAGTTTATGATGCAGAAATACTTGATCTGTATTCTGATGAAGAGTTTGATAAACTTCAGTCCTTTATTGATCATGATCGGGACTACTTGTTTACTTATGCAGGTTTGCGTCAAGTCTGTGATAAGTATCTTGTGCAGGACAGGAGTAATGGTAAGGTATATGAGACTCCACAGTTCATGTATCTTCTGATTGCCGCAACCATATTCTCTAAATATCCAAAGGAAACGAGACTAGATTACGTTAGGAAATATTACGATGCAATCTCAAGACACAAAATCAACATTCCCACACCTATCATGGCAGGAGTGCGAACTCCACTTCGACAATTTGCTAGCTGTGTTCTTGTTGATGTTGATGACACCCTCGATAGCATCTTTAGTTCTGATATGGCTATCGGCAAATATGTTGCACAAAGGGCGGGAATCGGTATCAACGCAGGTCGAATCCGTGGCATCAACAGTAAGATCAGAGGTGGTGAAGTACAACACACAGGTGTTGTCCCGTTCCTTAAAAAGTTTGAATCAACTGTACGATGTTGCACTCAAAATGGGATTCGTGGAGGTTCAGCCACAGTACACTTCCCAATCTGGCACATCGAAATCGAAGACATCCTAGTTCTTAAGAACAATAAGGGTACAGAAGACAACCGAGTGAGGAAACTTGACTACTCAATCCAAATTTCAAAACTTTTCTACGAACGTTTCATTAAGAATGGGGAGATTAGCTTATTCTCACCGAATGACGTACCGGGCCTCTATGATGCTTTTGGTACTGATGCATTTGACGCTTGCTATGTGGACTATGAATCAGATCAGTCTATTCCAAGAAAGACTATCGGGGCACAAGAATTATTTTTCGATCTTCTGAAAGAACGTGCCGAAACTGGTAGAATTTATATCATGAATATTGACCATTGCAATTCTCATTCATCCTTTATGGATAAAGTTGAGATGAGCAACCTATGTGTTGCGGGTGATACAAAGATTGATGTACGAATTACTACTTCTAAAAAAGTTGATGGTAATACAACAGAAACAACTCGTCTCCCTCCTCTTGTATTTGAAATACAACAACTTGGAGAATTTATTCAAGAAGGTCTTCCTTTGGAGTGTGTAGAAGTTCTTTCTTATGATCTTGATGGAGATCCATCTAAAGCACTTGATTATAATCAAATTACCGCATTTGCTCAAACATCACCAAAAGCAAAAGTAATGAGAATTACTGATGAAGAAAGTGGTAAGAGTATTGTTGTTACTCCAGATCATAAAGTTTATACCAAAAATCGTCGATATGTAATGGCAAAGCATCTTAAAGAAACTGACATTCTAAATATTATTTGATTTTTATAGGGAGTGTAATGTCTATATTTTATAAATAGTTATGAGATTACACCTCCTATTATGAAAACATATATTGTGTATAAAATTACCAATAAGAAAAATAGAAAATCTTACATAGGAAAAACTGAATACTCTTTGGAGCATCGTTGGAATCGTCATTTATCATCAGCAAGAAACGGTTCTAAATTTAGATTTCATTCTGCTATTAGAAAATATGGTGAAGATTGTTGGGACTTATCTGTGATTGAAACCTATCAAACAGAAGATGAAAACATTATTAATGAAAAAGAAACACACTTTATTAAACTTTTTGAAAGTGATACTAAAAAAGGATATAATGCCACTTCAGGTGGAACTGGTGGTTGGATGCTTCCCAGATGCTCACAGGAGGTTCAGGAAGAGTGGAGAAACAATATTTCTATAAGAACTACTGGTCGCAATAATCCAAACTATTCAGGACTCATTGATGAACAACTTATTGAAATTGGAGTAAAGTTTACTAAAAAGTATGGGTTTATTGGTGGCAGAAAAAGAATAGTTGAGTTTGCTTTTAATGAATTGAATGTAAAATTCCCAAAACATTTTTCTAAAAATAGATTTGGAGGAAACCATCAAAACTTTTATAAATGTATTGAAAATGAAACTGGATTGGTGTATAATCCTTATTATAGAGACGAAACTCAAAGAAAACTTGCTAAACAACTTTTAGAACAAAACAGGAGAAAAAATGCTAAAGATTGAATATCTCGAAGAAGAAATTCCCGTTTACGATATTACCGTAAAAGGAACACATAATTTCTTTGCAAATGACATTCTTGTCCATAATTGCCAAGAAATCACTCTTCCTACTAAACCTTTACAGCACATTGATGATGAAAATGGTGAAATTGCTCTGTGTATCCTTTCTGCTATTAATGTTGGTAAAATTAGGGATCTTGAAGATCTTGATGTTCTTTGCGATCTTGCTGTCAGGAGTCTTGATGAACTCATTGATTTTCAGGGATATCCCGTCAGAGCAGCAGAGATTGCCACAAGAGCACGTCGTTCGTTAGGTATTGGTTATATCGGACTGGCACATTACCTTGCCAAGAATGGGCATAGGTATGAAGATCCTGAAGCATGGAAGTCTGTTCATGACTTGTCTGAAGCATTCCAATATTATCTTATTCAGGCAACTGTCAATCTTGCGAAGGAAAAAGGTGCATGTGAATACAGTCATCGTACTAAGTATGGTAATGGAATTCTTCCGATTGATACATATAAGAATGACGTGGATGAAATAGTTCCAAATGAGCTTCACTATGATTGGGAGAGTCTTAGGGCACAAGTTAATCAATACGGAGTTAGGAACTCAACATTGTCCGCACAGATGCCTTCAGAGAGCAGTTCCGTTGTGTCAAACGCAACAAATGGAATCGAACCACCTAGAGGATACTTGTCCATTAAGAAGTCCAAAAAAGGACCTCTTAAGCAGATTGTTCCACAATACGGAACTCTGAAGAACAATTATGATCTTCTTTGGGAGATGAGATCCAATAAAGGATACATTAATATTGTTGCCGTAATGCAAAAGTTTTTTGATCAGGCAATTTCTGGCAATTGGAGTTACAATCCGGAACATTATCCCAATAATGAAATCCCAGTGTCTATCATGGCACAGGATCTACTAACTACATACAAGTACGGATGGAAGACATCCTACTATCAAAATACATACGATATCAAGACTGACGAAATGGATGATTCCAATGAGTCACTTGATAGTTTAATTTCTCAAATAGAAACCGAAGAGGAGGAAGACTGTGAGTCTTGTAAGATTTAAGACAAATAATGAGGAGAGACCATTGGTCGATTCTATGACCGTGTTCAATGCAGAAGAGGTAGACACTAAAAAGCAACCAATGTTCTTTGGAAAACCATTAGGTATTCAAAGATACGATTCTTACAAGTATCCAATTTTTGACAAACTTACAACGCAACAACTGGGATATTTCTGGAGACCTGAAGAGGTATCCCTACAGAAAGACCGTGCGGACTATCAGACATTACGCCCTGAGCAAAAGCACATTTTTACCAGCAATCTTAAGTACCAGATCATGCTGGATTCTGTACAAGGGCGTGGTCCTGGGATGGCTTTTATCCCTTACTGTTCATTACCTGAATTAGAGGCATGTATGGAGGTCTGGGGGTTCATGGAGATGATCCACAGTCGTTCATATACTCATATCATTAAGAACGTTTATTCAGACCCTTCAGATGTGTTTGACCACATTCTGAATGATGAACGCATTGTTGAACGTGCAATGAGTGTGACTGAAGCATATAATGATTTTATTAATGCAGCACATCATTATGATAGTAGTAATGATTGGCAACACGCATTAGAAGGAGTCTCTTATGCACAACTTTCAAGATATGAACTCAAACGCAAACTCTTCAAAGCAGTTGCGAATGTTAATATCCTTGAAGGTATCCGATTTTACGTATCATTTGCTTGCAGTTTTGCTTTTGGTGAACTCAAACTTATGGAAGGAAGTGCAAAAATCATCTCCCTGATTGCCAGAGATGAGAATCAACATCTTGCCATTACTCAGAATATTCTGAAGAAGTGGAGAGAAGGTGATGATCCTGAGATGGCACAAATCTTCAAAGAAGAAGAGCAGTGGCTAATCAATACTTTTGAGAAAACTGTAAATCAAGAAAAACTTTGGGCAGAGTATCTGTTCAAGGATGGTTCGATGATTGGTCTGAATGATAAACTGCTCCAGCAGTATGTGGAATGGATTGCCAATCGTAGAATGAAATCAATTGGACTTAAACCGATCTATGACGTACCCGCAAAGAATAACCCACTCCCCTGGACGGAACATTGGATTTCGTCGAAGGGTCTTC